GGCGGGTGTAGAACTCGCGCCAGGTCAGATCCGTTGCGGCCAAACGGATCCCGTACTCGCTCTGGAAGTCGCACTCAATGAGAGGCCACTGCTCGAGCAGGCTCAGGACCGAGATGCCTTCGGTTTGGCTTTGGATGTCGTCCGGGACGTCCTCGTACCACTCGTAGAGGCCCGTGTACGGGTCTTTGCGCCCGCGACCGCACGCTTCGAGGGGGTCGGCTTCGTCCGGCGTTCCTTCCGGTTGGCCGCCACTGCGGCGGCCAGTGCTTCCGGGGAGATGTTCGACTCCCACACGCGCTCAGCAGCCTCGCGCCCGAACTGGAAGTCGGACAGGGCGGCCAGCCCGGCGCGGGCCATGGCGTCCATCGGGACGTCGTCGGCGGCCATCTCGTCCCACGCTGCGCCCATGACGAGTTTCCAGCCCTCTTCGGCTAGTTTGCCGTCGAGGCTGTGGTCCTCGCCTGTGAAGATTCTCGTGAGACGGATGCCTTTGTGGTAACTGAGCGCGGGCACCACGTAGACCTTCTGGCCGATGGGGAACGCGAGTGGTTCCTCAGCGAACTCCTCGTAAGCCTTGAGCGCCATCAGACGGCCTCGTAGGTCGCGTCGAAGATGTCCGGCTTGCAGGGGTAGAACTCACCCTTGACACCCTTGATGACAAAGTCGCTGGGGCTGGCTGTGATGACACCCTCCAGCGTGCGAATGTGAAGGTACGCGTCTGGGTGGGCGATGAAGTCGCCGTCCATGAGGTGCTCGTGGTACGTCGCCGTGCCGTCATGGCTGAGGATCCAGTCGATGATCGGCGTCGCGCCCTGCGCGGTGCCGTCCCATTGCTGGGCCTCGATGACGACGGGCTTCTTGCGGAACATGGGCATGACTGTCTCCTTTGGCTGTTGGCTGTATGGCTGTTGAGTGGCGCGGGCGACCACAGCCGAGGCCGCCCGCGCCACGACTTGCTAGGCGCCCCGCGTGTAGCTGAACGCGGTGGAGACGCCGACTGCGTTGGTGACGGTGATGTTCGCCGCACCAGCCGAACCGGCCGGCATCACCGCGACGATGACCTGGTCGGAGACGACGGACCAGCTGGTCGCGTTGACCGCACCGAACTTCACGCCCGTCGTGGCGACGGTCCCGGTGAACGCCGAACCTGTGATGGTGACGACGCCACCGACAGCGATCGCAGTCGGCAGAGCCGACAGGATGATCGGGACAGTCGGGGCCACGCCGGGGTTGGTGATGAGCGCCAACGGCACGTCAGTGCCGGTGAACGAGATCGCAACCACGTCGAGATCCTTCACACCCGACTGCGACCGCTCCCACTCCGGCAGCGCCACGCCCTTGTACGCCTCAGTGCCGCCGTTCTTGTCGTACCAGCGGAACCCGACGCGAGCACTGTCACCGAACTGACCGACAGTCGCTGCGCGGACGAGCTCCTGACCAGCGTCATACACGCCAGCGGCGGTTCGGCGCATGACGGTCGTGGATGCCGTCCACTCCTCGAACGTCTTCTCGAACGACGCGGACCCAGCCGTGTCATAGGCGGACGCGTCGACCAGGGTCGGCTTGACGGACGGCTTGAAGTCGCTGATGCCGTTGAGCTGCAACCAGCCCGCGGCGAGGGTCAGGTCCGACGTGACGTCGCACCTGAACTTACGGGCCAAAGCTGTGGACATGATGTCTCCTTCTGATGGGGCACACGAAAAGCCACGAGCAGGTGCGCGCGCGACCGGGTTGGTTTGCCCCACGAGGGGCGAATCGGGTTGTTACCAGGGGCGACCGGACGTCACGGGGACGTCCAGGTCAAGTTCGTAGCTGTCGAAGCGTGCATTTCGCTTGCTGGCGTCAATGCCGTCTTGGATGCTCGACACGCGGAATATCTGCACCACATGCGCGGTGCCGAAGGTCAGGTCCTCGGCGCCCTGCAGGATGTTGAACACAGAGTCGCCGAGTTCGTCCACGTCGAGGCTGTTGTTGGCCACGCCGCGGAACCAGAACTGCACGCGAACGTGTGAGAGGGCGACCTTCGGCTCATCGACTGAGGCGTAGGCAGTGAGCGCGAAGCAACGGTCGGGCGTGGTCGGCAGCGACTTCATGTAGCCAGGGGCTGTGACGCCTTGAGCGCCCACGTAAGCCGAGAGCCCGGTAAGTAAATCGGTGGTGAAGCTCACAGCGACCCCCAGGTGCGGGACGTGACGTGATCCCAGATGTGCTCGCCGGCCTTGTTGATCGCGTCGCCACCCTTCTCCAGCATGGCGAGCTCCAAGAACTTCGCCACGCCGCCTGTCGGGTGCTTGAACTCCAGGTGGTCATGCTGGTACCTCGCGTATGGCCCATCGTAAGTGATACCAACGGTATTCAGCCCACCGCGGGACTCTTTGATGCGCACCGACGCTGCGAGTGTGCCAACCTCTTTGGGCACCAGCTCGTCTGAGCGGGTCTGGATGAGGTCTGCGCCCTGATCGAGCGCGTCCTCGACATGCGCGCGGACCATGATGGCGATGCCTTCGAGGTCGAGGTGGTTCTCCCAGCGCATGGACATCAGGTCAGGTCCACTTCGATGTGGTCAGGCAGGCCAATGGAGCCGCTGTTGCGCGATCGCACTGCTGACACCTGAGATGCGCGACCATTAACCGTCACCCGCGACTCAGGGACGAACGATGCCGCGTCAGACAGTGGCCCGTACCAGATGGTCTTCTGCACCAACTGCTCACCCGCGGACGTGCGGACCAAGACAACACCGTCATCCAGGAAGCCCTTGTGGGCCGCTGGCGCCGCGTAGGTGTCACCCGTAGGCCCAGCGCCTGTGAACGTCTCCACGGTCGCCGTGTGGACGAAGAACCGGGTCAGGGCGCTCATGGCAGCATGTCGATGCTGAACGCGCCAGAGCGCCCACCAAGCCTGCGCAGGGTACGAACGTCACTGCGGGACAGGTACATCCCGCCGACGCCCATGCTCGTGTTCTGCGTGCCGTAGGTGACGTGCGCGGTGCCGAGGCTCAACTGGTGAGCCGAGGTGACGTTGTTGTACGCCCGCGCCGCCACAGCCAACACCACAGGCGCAGCAGCGGCAGGGATCGGAGAGACGATCGTCTCGCACAACAGTTGTGCTTGGGCAAGGATGAACTCAGCCCGGGTGAGGTCAATCGCGTCGTCGCCCAGGTACACGCCGAGTTCGGCCGGTAATGCAATCGGTGCAGACATCACAGGCTCCTCTCGACGTGTACCACGGGACTACTTCTCTTCGACCGCGTAGCCGAGGTCGACCAGGTGGTCGATCGACTCCTGTGCCGTGCCTTCCGGGATCAGGTCGCCCTGACCGAGGTAACGCGGTGTGCCGTTGCTGTCCTTGACGGTCACCAACATTGCGGTCACCCGAAACACCTTGGTGCTGCGACTCTTGGGCTCCGCCTTGGACTTGGGCTCCGCCGCGGGCTCAGGCTCAACCTGGGGCTTCACAACGGGCTTTACGGCAGCCATCAGGCGACCGTTGAGATCTTGAACCCAGCACCGGGGTCAGTGACCACGGGGACGAAGTTCGCGCGGGCACGAAGACGCCACGCGTCGTTCTCGTCCAACCGCATGACCTTGGACTCGACCAGCTCGCCAGCGGACTGGTAACCGCCACCGAGGTTCTCGGTAGCGATGAAACCAAGCTGGTTGGAGTCGAGAACCCAAGCGTTCGTGCCAACACCAGCAGGCAGGTTCGCCGCCGGCGCGGGAATGACGAGCAGACCTGCGAGGACCTCGAACCGACCCGTGTAGATCGGGTTCAGCGTCGACTCCCGCTGCATCGCTGCAGCAATCGTCGGGTCCGAAGCGAGGTACGCCCAGGTCGAGTCGTCCACGAGCAGAACGTTCGGCTCGTAGCCGAGGTTCAGGCCGCGGACGTCAGCCTTGGCGCGCAGGATGTCCTGCAGGATGGACGGGGCAGTGCCCGTACCATCCCACTTCTGCTTCGCCGCGCGGGTCGCGGTGATCGCCGAAGCAACCACCGAGATCACGGACGCGTCGATGGCAACCGCAGCTGAGTTGACCAGCTTGAGCATGCCCTTGTTGACGGGGTCCATGTTGCGGCGCTTGATCGCCTCATCGGTGATGAGGGTGTCCTTGCCCCATTTGGTCACCTTGGCGAGACCGGCGGCGCCGTCCCCGACCGTGGTGATGGTGTATTCGGCACCAGGTGCGACGGCCTCGGATGCGGCGTCGGCGAAGATGCCTTCAACCTGCTCGTAGCCGATGGCGCCACCGGTGGTCTCCATGCGACCTGTCAACAGCGACGGGCCAACATAGCGGAGGTCACCGAGGGTCTGAAGCCGTCGAGCGACGAACACGGGGTTCTTGAGGAACCGACTGGCGGTGACGTTCGGGTCCGAATACGTCGCCGGTGCGGGTGGGTAAGTAGCGATGTGAATCACCTCTGTTTGAGAGCGGAGAGGCGAACACGCCGTCTCCTAGTTGAACTGGGGGAAGTGCAGGGTCAGCGAACGAACTTGATGCGAACCTTGAGGCCGGTTGTGGCGGTATTCAGTGCCACACCGACGATTGCGCGGGTGTTCGTGACGTCGGCCGCAGTTGGAGTGGACACCGCGGCGAGCGTCGAGACGACACCTGCAGCGCCACAGACCACCAGGTCCCCGGCAGTCACCGTGCCCGAGGTCGTCACGGACTGCACACCATCGGCGTAGATGGTCACGTTGTCGTTGGTCGCCGCGTCGAAACCGGCGACACCGATCCAGTTGGTGGCGTTCGCGCCCGCGGGTGCGACCGTGTTGACGCCGGAAACGGCAACAACCTGGCCTGCCGTGATCGTCGCGGACGCCTTGAGGGTCAGTGCCTGACCCGGCTTGTAAACAGGGAGGTACTCGGCCATTAGCTGGCCTCACTTTCTCGTTGTGGTGGGGTAAAACAGTTCGTACTCGTCGTCGGATGTGATCCCGGCTGGGCCTGAACCGCTCGACCCTTGTGCGGGGTTCGTAACGGGCAGTCGCGTGCCGGGGGTGTTGCCGAGGTGCGGCTTGCGAACCAGCAGGTCCGCAAGGTCGGTCTTCACGGCTTCCGTGTCCACGTCACCGTCAGCGGTGGCGTACTTGGACAAGTCGAGGAACGCGGCAGCGTCGTCCGGGTCAGCGAAACCCGAAGATGCCAACGCCTTGACCTCGGCTGTGACGGCGCGGGTGAGCAGTTTGCTCGCACGAGCCTCAGCGGCAGTGGCGAGCCCTTGGGCTCGTTCCTCTGCGGTCTTGGACGCCTCAGCGAGACGGTCGTACTCGGCCACCTTCGGCTTGGAAGCCTCCAGTGCGGTCTCAGCGGCCTGCCGCTTCGCCCGTTCTGCCTTGAAGTCGCTGCGGATGGCCGCAACAACCTTCTGTGAGTGCTCATCAAGAGTGCTCTCATCAAGTTCCTCAGGGGCCGCTGCAGCGGGCTCCTGAGGTGCGCCAGTGGCTGCGGGAGCGGCCGCGGGTGCGGGCGTGCCTGTGGTAGGTACGGTCATGGTGTCCTCCAGGGACGGTTGTGTTGGTGGAACATCCCCGCACCAGGCGGGAGGCTTCTACTTGCCGGCGAGCAGTTTGCTCAGCCGGGCAATCTGTTTCGTGCGCCACGGAGAGTCGGACATCCCTTGCGCCTGCTTGAGAAGGAACTCGATCTGCGGGCGATCCATGCTCGTGCCGCCGACTAGGTCGCGTGCCTTCTTGGCGCCGGTCGTGCCGGTCACCGGGCGACCCTCAACGGCCTGCCGGAAAGCGGTCCTAGCGTCCGCGCCGGATCGACCCTTGGTCGAGTCCTCCCAGAGCTTCTGCATCTCACGCATGTGCGCGGACGGCTCAAACGCGGTGAACACGGGAGCAACACCGCACTGGCACACCCCACCTGAGCCGTTCGGCTGCGGCATGTGCGCCCTGAAGTTCGCCGACTCCTTCGACGTGTAAAGCAGCCCCATGCCACCACGCAACGCCAACATGAGGCAGAACGAGCACGCGCCACTCTTGGTGACCCGAACCCAACCCTTCGCCTCACGGTCGTTGAGCACCGCGTCAATCTGCGTCTGCCGACTCTGGTCAAGAACCAGACCAACGACCTTGTCGCCGACGGCCTGCAACGCCCGCTCCTGCGCCCCAGGGACTGCCGGACCGTACAAGTCCGTCACAGCGACCCGCACCGCAGCCTCAATGACCTCATCAGCCTGCCCGGGCGCAATCCTCAACGTCGGACTGCCCGGCACGCCGGCCGTGAGTCGTTCCTGACGGTAGAAATCCAGGGCGGCGGCGCTCGACGCCTGCCCGAACCGGGCCACGACCGCCTTCACTGCCTCGATGAAATCCGGCAGGGTGCCTTTCAGGTCCTGCAGGTCCAGAAGCGGCCAAGCCTCACGCAGCAGCGCCGGGATCAGGCTTAACAACGCCACCTGACCCGCCCGGTACGCTTCCGCCTGGTCTGACGGCTGCGTTTGGATCGTTGACGCCATTGGCTGCACCCTTCGTCTGTGCTGCGTTCGCCATCAACACATCGACGATGCCTTGCTTGTTCGCCTGCGCCTCGGCCTCAGTCCAGTCCTGCGCGAGACGCGCCCTGTCTGTGGCGCTGTAGCCGAGCCGCTTCAACGTCACGTCGGATCGGGGCGGGATCGCCTTCGCACTGATCTCTTTTGTAACCGCGTCAGAGGTGATGGACGGGGTCCTGATCGCCACATCAGCCCAGTCCACCGACATGCGACGGAACTTCTCCGGCAGGTCACCGTTGTTCATGAACCGCACCCCGAGCTGCATGAAGTCCACAGCCGGCACACCAAAAATCTTCTGCTTCCGCACTGCCCGCCGGTCACGTCGCCCCTCGTTGACCGACGCAGCCTCCGCCGACGTCGGGTTGCCTTGGGTGTACAAACCCAGATCCTGCGGGGTTGCGGACAGAATCCCTGCAGCCTGTGAGGCGTACATTTCGATCAGCTTCGTGAACACGGCAGGGTCATACGGGGTGAACTCGTGAACCTGCGGCAGGTTGCCTTCGTCGTCCCGCTCCAACGCGAGAACCATGTTGACGTAGGTGGCCCACGCCTTCTTCATGACACCGTTTGCGTCCTGGAAGTCAGACTCAGACGCGCCCAGCAAGAGCTTCTGTGGGACCGAGTAGAGCTCACGCGCCACCTCGAGCCCGAGCAGTGTCCGGCACGCACCATCCACGATCGACATCAACTCAGGGGTGATCTCGGAATACCCGTCACGCTGGTCGGTCTCAGGCATGTTCGCCATCCGAACCACAGGGACGTACCCGAAACCGTGGTCGTCGCGGGACACAACCTTCCACGGGCCGGCCGTGTCCTGCGCCACATGAATGGTCCGGTCTGGGAGCATCAACGCCTGATGTCGGACGTCGTCAACCCAGTACGCTTGCAACGCAACCTTGGCCCTGGTCCCGTTCAGGTCCCACATGACCGACATGTTCAGCGGAGACTCGGCACAAATCCGCGGCGGGTCACCAGCGGTGATCGGCGAACCAACAGTCCAGTACGCGCGGCCCATCGACAGCGCGTCAGTAAACGCCAGCGACTGCTCAGCATCCAAACCATTCGCTTCCCACAAGTCCTGCAGATCCTGGTCCGCGTCAGTTGCACCAGCGAGACGGAACCCGTCGATGCCGAGCCGCTCCACGTAAGGGTCAACGGCGATCCTCGGCCACCCCACGAGAGTCCGCAGCTTGTCAGCGATCTCGGTCGGAATGGCAATCTCGAGGTTCTCAACAATCTGCATCCCGTGGTAGTAAGCGCGGGTCAGCTCCATGTTGACCAACGACCTGATCCGCGCGCCGCCTTGCATCCGCGTAATCAGTCGCTTCTCGTCCTCTGTGAGCGAAAGCAGCGGCAGGGTGGGGATGCTCGACGGCGAGAAGTAGGGGTGGAAATCCCAGTTGGTGTACTCGACGACCATGCGGGGCCACCCCTCTCTTTCAGTTCAACAAAATGACGCGCCCCTTACCGGGGGTGCCCTTGCCTTGTTTGATGCTCAACAGGTAGATCCGGCGCAGCATCCGGCCGCCGATCAGACAGACCGCGAGGTCGATCTTGTAACGCGACTCGCGGTTGTCCTTACGGATACTGACGCCGTGCTTGCCCGGCGCCGCTTTCGAGTTCGTCAGATGATCCACGAGCCACGACGACGCCAAGAACGTCACAACCGCGTTCGTCGGGTCCTTGTGCGCGTCCTCCAGCTCGGTCAGGCACTGCTCGACACCCTCAACAAACGTCTTCTGGTTGACCTCAAGAGCCATGTCGAACGCCACCGCATGAGCGCGGTTGCCTGTCTTCACTGGATGGCACTTCAGCTTGCGCCCGTACCGCTTCGACCACTCGTCAACGAGCGGCCACCAGAACCGGTTGTCGCCGTCCGCGTCGTCATCCTTCAGGTGCGACGGGTCGAACCAGAACGCCATCACCTTGAACTTCTCCATCGCAGCCTTGACCGCAAGGTCCAGGGCGTCACGGTTGACGATCTGACCCTTCTTCGGCTGCTGCACATGCAACACCTGCGCGTGACCGTCCGAAATCCGCACCGCAATAAGGCCCGTCGCGTCATCCGACTTCGACCCATCCCCAAACAGGACAACCGCATCGCCATCCTCGAGCCCAAAATCACGCTTGCCCGCGGCCACGTCCTTCGGGTCACACCAGGCATCCTCAGCGGCGTTGATCTGGTTGTACCACTTACGACGCGACTCACTCGCCGAGTTCGACGGGTTCTTGATCGAGTTCAAGATGCGCCGAGTGTTCAGCCACACCGAGTCACCACGGATCGCCTCAACCACGCCCGGGGCGGCATCGACAGTCAACGGCGCCTCGGGCGGGGCCTCCAACGAGTCGTACAGCATCCCGAACTCGACAGCTTTAGGTGGCTGACAGTCCAGGCACGCTGGCCAGTCCGCGAAACCTGCGTGAACCTTGCAGCGGGTGCCCACGGTCGCGTTGTACGACTCACGGGCACGCTGACCAACCGAGTCCTTGCCGTCGATGTACGCGTTGCAGATATCGAGCGAACGCGCCGCGCCCGTCGAGTCCTTCGCAAGGTTTCCCTCGATCGTCCCCGCCAAGGTGTGCCCGTCGTTGCTCTCAACCCAGTTCTGCGTCTCGTTGCGGATTGCCCGCGTCGGCCGCGGCCCCTCAATCGACAGAGCAGACGACGTCGACGCCTCAATGTGAGCAGTGTCTGCACGGGCCCACACGTCGAGCTTGCCGACCTGGATCCCGTACTTCCGCTTCGTCTCGTGCGGGATGAGGACGTTGAACAGCGGCATCGTGTTCCGCTTGATCTGGTCCTGCGCCACACCGACGATCTGCACGTAAGCCTGCGGGGTCTGCTTCCCAACCGGAACATCACCACGCCAGCAGTCGAAGACTGCGTCCTCCGAGACGATGTCCGTTGTAGACACCGCGACCGCGAGCGGGTCCTTGCCCCAACCCTTGAGCCGCTGCAGAACGGCTGTGGGGTACAGGAACTCGCCCGTGTCAGGGTCAAGCGCATCCATCCACAGAACAAAGCGCGCCTGCTCGAGCGTGTACGTCCACGGCCCACCCTTGGGCGCCGACAGGTTCAACCCTGTCCACGCCAGGTTGCGCCACCCCAACGTCACCGCGGGCAGAACCCACCCGTTGTCGTACTGCCACGTCGGGCCGATCTTGACCGGCTCCCACGCGAGGCCAACAGGCGGTGTCGCACGCTCTAGCTGGTCTTCGTACCAGCCAATGATCTCGCGGTACTCGGAGTCAGCAGTGCGGGTCTGGGAGGCGGCGAGGCTACGCGCCATCGCTGAACATGGCGACGTCGTCGAGCGTCGGAGGGTCGACGGGGTGCCAACTCTTACCGCAGCGCGCGCAGCACATCGCCCAACCGTCGTGCCACCACCGCCAGCGATGGCCACGCAGGAGGCAGGGGACGTCGCACATGACCCGCCTGAGAAACATGACGAATCCGGCGCCCGTCCACCACGCCCACGTCGAGGTAGCCATCACGCGCCATCGCTGGTCAGATAGGCCACGAGCGCAGGGTTGTCACGCAACACGAGGACGATCGGCGACTCGAACATTGAGACGACAGCCTCCTCGCGGGCGGCCTTCTCCTTGCCCAAACCGCGCCAGTCAGGGCTACCCATGACGGTCTCACACATGGCGTGCATGACCTCATGCCAAAAGGTCAGACGTTGGACGCCGGGTGTGGCTGCCGGGTTGACGTAGATCGTGGCCTCGAGGTTTTGGGTGTGGCCGTAGTCGCCCTTGCTCTGGACCTTGTGCTCGACGCGCATCCAGTCGTCTGGGTCGATGGTCACCCGGTAGGTCACTGAGCCGATGACGACCGAGATGGGCATCTCTGCCACGTTGACCATCAGGCGCCACGCTTCGACCACTTGGCGTCCGCCGCCGCACGATGCTGATTCGCCGCAGGCACCGCGTCACCATCAGGCAACGCCAACTGCTTCAAGAACCCGGCACGAGACTTGCGATGCTTGTCCATCTCGGCGATTAACGGGTGGATCACCAGCTGGCCCATCGAGCCCTTGGTCGTCATCGGGCTTTCAGCAGCGACCCACGCCGCAGTCAGCAAGGCGATCATGTCCGCAGTCCGGCACACATCCTCGAGGACCGTGATCTCATCCGGGCGCAGCTTGTACGAACCGGCGATCTTCGACCACTGAGCCTTGCCGGCCGCGCCCAGACCAATCGGCGCCTTCGGGCCAACAGGTGCTTTCGGGGCGGTCATCGCACAACCTCGATCGTGTGATGAAACACGAGGATGCCACGCGCACCGGTTGCTTCCTTGAGATTCACGAAGTGCTCACTCGAGGCGCGGATCAGGTCATCCACAAGTTCGTCGTCCACCTCATCGAGGACGATCAGATACTCAGGCACGGACATGCTGCCAACCGTGAGAGTGGGCAAGGTGACGATCTGTAGACGAGCCATGACGGTGACCTCCAGGGTCGGATGACCTGCCGCCAGGGCAGGCGTTGAGCGGGGCTGAGCGTCGAAAAAACAGGGGCAGGGCGCACGCAGGATCTTTTCTGCTAACCGAGTCGCGCCACCCCTTGGGGGGTCTGGGGGGGTATGCCCCACTATGTCCGCTTTGGTGTGGGTTAGCGCTCGATCGCTCCGGGGTGTCGTTCGGCCGGCCGCTTACCTCGAGCCGCATAGCGTGCCGAGCCTCGAGCCGCTTCAGCTGCTGACTTGTCTGCGTGACATCGAGCGCCGCAGGTCGGGCAGGCCTCACCATGTGCCGGCGCTAGGTTCGATCGATCGTGTGGGCTCATGTCCTGGCGCGTCCACTCTGCCCAGGGGATGACGTGGTCGAGCTCATATGCGTCGCCATGTCCGCATATGTGGCACGTGTAGTTGTGTGCCGCGAGGATGCGCGCGCGCTTGTGTCGCTCGATGTACTCGCCTGGTGGCCGGCGCTTGTCTGTCCAGCTCATGAGCGCTCATCTCGTGCTGGTGAAAAGTAGTAGGTGTGTAGGGGTTGACACGTGTATAGGTGTGGGCATACAGTCAAGTCATGACCACCACAGACATCGACACCACACCGCGCACCTTTGTGCAGGCCGTCTATGCAGACATCGCAAAGCGTGAAGCACGCGACGATGCCATGCCTTCCACGCTTCGCCCCATCGTCCGACCGTTCTAGAAGGGTTCACATCATGAGCACATCATCAGCACGTCTCACGGTTCCGAATGGCCCGATATGGGTTTGTGTCGACTGCGCGATCATGGAAGCTAACGGGGAGCTCCTGCCCGATCGTGACCAGTCGCAACCGGCGCCATGGTCACTGTGGGCGGATGAGCCTGCAGGGTCGGTCACCCTGGGCGGTGCCGAGCATGGTGACTGGTGCACGCTCGAGGCTGCCGGTGAGTGTGACTGCGACCACATCGACTTCAGCACCTCGCGGTGTGACGGTTGCGGCTCGAGTCTGGCCGGCGCGCGCGAAGCTGCGACTTACTGGACCGCGTCATGAGCATCTCGAATCTGACCCCAGTCGACGTCCTACGCGCGGCCGCTAACGCGTGGCTGGACGACAACCATGGGTTTGTCCATATCGCCCTGGTGGAGAGTGCGATCCGTCACTCTGAGCTTGCGGGTGACCCGTTCAGTGATAACCCGTTCAGGCGGGTTCTGCTCGAGGTTGCCGCGTCGCGTGGCATCGACCGTTACACGCGCCGGCCGGTGACGTCATGAGCGCCGCGGCCGGGTCGGTTCACCTGACCTACACGGGCGTCTACGCCGGTTGGCCGTTGTGTCAGCTGACCGAGGACGTCGCGCCTATGGCGCCGTACCGTCACCTCGAGGGCGAGTCGGGCGCGCATTTCGTTTACGCGCCGGCCGCTATGGTCGACGGTTCGGATCCGCGCGTGTGTCGCGCGTGTGTCGCCCTGGCGAATGACGATTCCGAGGATGAGCCCGCGGCGCTCGAGGTCGGCGCGACGGTTGTCGCGTCGAATCCTGGCGGCCGTGAGATCACGGGCAAGCTGGTCGGTTGGGCGTCGTATGACGATCACGTCGCCGGCGAGCTCGCCCTGGTCGAATGGTTCGGGCCCTGCCCAATGATGATCGTCGCGGGCGACATGGTTCCGAATGGTGAACCGACCCGGTATGTCGGCCGTTTCACTACGTTCGCCGCGGCGACGTCATGATAATCACGATCGCCGGACCGTCGACCCAGTCACTACAGCGCGCCCGGATCGAGGGCCCGAGTCGACGTCAGGCCGGCCGGATGGCGGCATACCGTCTGCAGCTCCTGGCATCAGCGGCCGTTGCGCTCGAGGCCGGCGACGATGCGACCGCGTTCGAGCGGGACTGCGAAGCATGGGACATCGAGTCAGACCTGCGAACCTACGGCTTTGGGAAGTTGACCCGATGAGCACTCATGAGCGCGCGGCGCTTACGACGGACTGCGCGCGTCACGCGGCGACGGACACGGTTCCGTGCTGGTGCGGTGCGACCGACGTCAAGCCGGCCGGTATCAACGTTCTGAGCTCACTGCCCTGGACGTCCGGCGGTATCGCGTACCTGATCGAGTGGCTTGGCACTGCGGACCGTGCGACGTTGCGACCTGGCGCGCGTAACCTGTCCGGTCTCCTCGAGCCGTTGGCGCCCGAGGTGGTCGCGCCGTGCGACTTGACCGAGGCTGACCTGTTGGCGGCGTGGACTGCTGCGGATGAGTCGACGCGTGAGGCGTTGACGGCCGAGCTCGAGCGACGCGACGCGGCCGACGCGTTCGATCGTGAGCCTGCCTACGTGTCGAGCCGTGAGACCGCGCGGCCGTCGATCGACGCCGAGTATGCGGCATACCTCGAGGCCGAGTATGCCGCCGCGGCTCACGCGTGCAAGGCATACATGGTCAACGCGGCCGGGACTGCCCGCGGTTTCACGGGTTCCGATTTCTTCAAGGTTGGCCGTCGACCGAGCGTCGAGAAATGGGGCTCGGATGAGCTCCGCGCGTGGTTCGGGTCGGGTAACGCGGTGCAGTCTGACACGCGCGGCTCGGGTCACGTTCTGTCGAAGACCGAGTATGCCGCGGCGCTGGTCGCCGGCCGTGAGCTGGTGGCGGCATGAGCACCGAAACTAGTTTTGTCTACCCCTTGACACCTGTATATATGTTGGCATACAGTCAACCTATCGAACCGCAACCGAAAGTAGGGACCATGATCACATCGCAGATCACCACACTCGACACGCGAGACGCGGCCATCCTGGCCGAACGTGTCACGACACTCGACAAGCAGACCGGGCCGCGCGTAGGCGACTACGTTCGGTTCGCTGATGGCACCGTGCGCCGGATCTCTTACGACTGGGGCGACAGCTTGCAGACCAGCGCCGGCGGCTCTTACTACCTGGGCAACGGCTACGTGTCGATGTCGGGAAGCCTCTACAGCGGCGTACCGGCCGAGACCCTGACAGACACGGGCGAGCGCAAGGACGGCCGGGTTTGGTTCTTCCACCACGACTACCACACCGCCGGCGGCGGCATCGACGTTGTGACCAGCTTCCGCGTTTACGCGTGCACGCTCGAGGCGACATCATGAGCGCCTTTGTCCACGACACAGACCACATCGACCTGCTGGTCAACGCCATCAACCGTTACGACGTCCGGGCCTACGTGGCCGACGTGACGGCCGCGGGACACTGGCGACAATGCTCAGGCCCGACAACGGACCTTGACGAGCTGGGCCGACTGCTCATCAGTGAGAACGTCAAGAGCGTCCTCCACCGTTACGCCGACGGCATCGACGCGCTGGAGATGGCCCAATACGCCGACATGATCGAGGACTACACCTACCGCAGTGTGCCGAGCCCATTGCCATCGCCGGCCGCGCTCATCAAGGCCGCGCACGGCTTCAAGTATCAGGCGTGCGAGCACGACGGATGGGAAGCCTCGGATGCCTGCGCCATCATCAACGCGCTCGAGGCCGCGCTGATCAACGCGCTTCCCGAGTACCGCGACGCCGACACCTGGTGCTACACGCGACCGACGGCCGGCGCGCGATGACCGCCAACGACACGGCCTACGGCTACACGATGACGGACGCCGGGACGGTGACTCTCGGCCGGACGACATACCGCGTCGAGACTCAGACGATGACCGAGACCGGCAACGTTGGAACCTGGCTTTACGGCCCGCGCGGCGCGGTCTACTTCCTGCGCGAGTACCTGGGCGCCGATGACGGTTTGCGACAGGTCATCAGCTGGAAGTCGGGCGCGCCGTTGCGGGTCCGCGGGAATGAGGTCCGCGTCTATCTGCTGGGCGACGTGATCGAGATCGCAAAGTCCAGACGTTGACCTCTACCGCCTGACCGGACAGCCGGCGCGGGGTGTCGAGACCCTGACAGGCACGGCGATAACCGCCACTACCTAGGAGGTGGGGACGATGTTGGCGCGAGGGGGAAAGCCTCTCAGCCTGTTCCGGGTCGGCCGGCACAGGGGTTCGAGACCCTGACAGGCACGACAGCACGACAACGCAGAACCGACACGAGAGGCACGACATGAGCAGCACCGACCAGACCGCGTGGACGCCGACCTATAGCCCCTGGAGGCACGGCGGCTGGTACGTGGACAATGTCCACTACCCGTCCGGCGCTGTTGGTTGCGTGAGCCGCAACTACGCCGACCGCAAATGGCGGATCGTGTGCGACCCTCGCCCGTTCGAGACCGCGCCGACGTTCCGCAACCGAGACGCCGCCGCGCGCGCCGAACGTGAGCTTGCCGCTGCGACCCCGACCTACACCGCCCCTTGCGGGATTGTGTTCGACCGCGCAGACGACGCGTCCGCGCATCAGGGCCACTGCGACCAGTGCGCCGGAGTCCTCGAGCCCATCATGGCGCACCGCGCGCGAGCCCTCGAGGCTTGCATGAGGCGTCACCCGGCAAGTCAGTCGGCGAAGTCATGAACGCCGCGCGCATGTCGAACCTGGTCGGGTTCAGCCGAAAGGCGGGCCGAACACTCAATGCCCTAGCACTGTCGCCCGTCGTGCCTCGCTGGGCCAAGGTCGGAATACTCGTTGCCTTACTGCCGATCCCTGGCCCCGTTGACGAGATCGTGGGTGCCGTCGTGGTCTGGGCGTTACTGCGCGGCGTCCACCGGGCGACGGTTCTAGCCGTGTGGGAGGAGTCATGACACACGACCCGATGGCGCTCATCCTGGCCGTACCCGTGCTCCTGGTCGCAATCTACTTCTGCTGGACCGGGTTCCGCATCACATGGCGCACGCCGGCCGAGGCCGACACCGACGAGACGCCATGAGCGCGCTGCCGTTGACCCCCGACTGTATGACTGCCTACACTCAGGACATGACCACGAGAGTCGAGAATACGCCGGCCGCCCTGCACAAGTTCGGCCTTGAGTACACGCGCGCCCGGACCCGGATGGAGACCGCTCACGCCGCGCTACGCGAGGCGATACGTGCCGCGGCCGGCACGACGAGCGAGCTCCAGATCGCCAAGGCGACCGGAGTCACCCGACAGACCGTTCGGAAAGCTCTAGGGAAGTAACGCCGGGTCGTCGGCCGGCTCATCCTCGAGCGCCTGACGTGTAAGCATCAGACGGTCATGGAACAATGCGAACCGGACCGCCGCGTAGATCACAAACCCCTGAACGGCTAAGCCGATGACGAGCGCCCACACGACAGCTGGATCCATGCCGCCGATTGTGACCGGACCGCGGACGGAACGCAATCGGCCGAACAGGTCAACCGTGCGACTCGCCCGGCGCGTGACCCGGACGGGCGCCGGTAGCGCGCTGGTGCAGATTGCTGCACAGGCCCGCGAGCATCGCCGGCCCGACATACTTCCCGAGCTCGGCCTCACACCTGGCGAAGTCGCCGGGCACGCCCCACCCGATCTTGGCGGCGCCTTCACCCTCAGCCCAGTAGGCCATTAGGCGCTCAGTATCGCCGGGGTGCGTGTCGACCATGTCAACACCTACTGCGCGGCGGGGATGAGCAGCGCCACCGCGATCGCGCACACTGCGACGCCGAGGAGGTTGATGCGGCCGAAGGTGGCGCCGGCGGCTGCACCTAAGCCGGCGAGGACGGCGATGACCAGGGCGATGATCACGAGCGTGTGCATGGGGCTCCTTGCGGTTGTAGGTCCCGGGTGAGTGTGATCCTGGCGTCGAGCAGCTCGTCGATGCGCTCTGAGAACCGGCGGACGTTGGGCAGGTCGGGGGCTGCCACGGCGCGGGTCAGCATGTGGCACAGGGTGGTGAGTGCTTCGTCTACCTCAGCGAGGGTGACGTCGGCGCGCCGTGTGATCGTCATGGCTTCGCTACGTCTTCTGCCTGCACTTCAGCGACGAGGCCGAGGTCGAGGGCGGCGGCGACAATCTGGCGGCGGCAGCGGGTGAGGACGTCTTCCATCATCTCGGGTGTGAGCCCGAGGCTGGTCTCGATCGTGACTACGACTGGGC